CGACACTATTCAAGAGATTGGTGGTGACGTTATCTATCTAGCGCCTGATGGTATTAGGTTGCTAAGTGCTACTGACCGTATTGGTGACTTTGCACTAGATGTCGCATCTGATAAGATTTATAAAGACTCTAACACTTTCTTAGCTAGTACATCTAGCTTTACATCTCTTGTATTACGTGAGAAAGCTCAGTACCGTATCTTTGCTTACATTGCTTCTGAACAACCAGAGGTGGGTAAAGGGCTTATAGCTACTAAGTTCATCTCTCAGGGTGCATCAGGTATGTCTTGGTCTACTACTAAGGGGATTAAAGCTTTTGTAGCAGATAGTCGTTACTCTGGTACAACAGAGATGGTAGCTTTCTCTCACGATAATGGTTACGTATATCAGCTAGAGACAGGCTCAGACTTTGATAGCTTAGACATTGAGGCTATTTATGAATCACCTTATATGCCTATCACAGACCCACAGACAAGGAAGTCTTTTTATAAGCTAACCTTATATGCTGAACCTAAAGGTAACATGGAACTAGATCTTAACATTCGTTATGATTTTAGTACAAGTACTGATACATCTACTCTTCAGCCAGCTACACAACAAATCAGTAGTACAGGCGATAGGGTGTTTATCTTTGGTGCATCTAATTCTGTATTTAATACTGCTACTTTTGGTGGTGAACTTGACAGAGTATACACCACTAACATCGTTGGCTCTGGTAAGACTATAGCTATGCGTATTGAAGACAATTCAACTAACCCTACATTTACTCTTGACACTGGGCTGTTAGAGTACAGACAAAACGATAGACAGTAAGGAAACACAATGGCAGGTTATACTAGACAGGATACTGCAAACAACATTGCCAATGGTAACGTTATTGATGCAGATGACTTTGATGCAGAATACAATGCAGTAGAGAATGCTTTTAATGCCTCTGCAGGGCACAAGCATGATGGTTCTGCAGGTGAAGGCGCACCTATTGAAAAGGTTGGTCCTAGTCAGGAACTAGTTGTATCCTCTACTAATGTTAACCCTAAGACTAGCAACACCTTAGACTTAGGCACTAACTTACTGCAGTATAAAGATGGTTACTTTGATGGTACTGTTTATCAAGATTCAGCTATTGTAGGTGTTAATGCTTACATGACACTCTCTGATAACGAGATTGATGTATCTACTGGTGGTCTTACTTTAGATGCAGCAGGTGATATTACACTTGATGCTGACGGTGGTGATGTCTTGCTTAAAGATGCAGGTACTACTTTTGGTACCTTCACTAATACGGGTAACAATCTTGTTGTAAAGTCTGGTTCTACCACAGCCATCACACTAAGTGGTGCAGACGCTACACTAGCTGGTACTCTAGCTGTAACAGGTGCTACTACTCTTAATGGCGTTGTTACTGTCTCTGGTTCAAACAATGTCACTGTAAACTCTGGTGATGTGACTTTATCTAGTGGTGATCTTATCGTAGGGGGTACTATTACTTCTACAGGCGCTATTGTAGCTAATGGTGGTGTTACTGGAACTGTGTCAAGCATAAGTAATCACGACACAGGAGACCTTTCTGAAGGATCTAGCCTATATTACACTACTGCAAGAGCAAGGGGTGCTATCTCTGTAACTGATGCAGGTGGTGATGGTAGCCTGTCTTACAATAGTACTTCTGGTGTTATCACCTACACTGGCCCTAGCGCCGCTCAAGTAAGAGCACATTTTAGTGCTGGTGAAGGTATTGATATTTCAAATGGATCTATTTCAGGTGAGAATGCAAGCACTTCTAATAAGGGCATAGCATCCTTTGATACTACAGACTTTGTTGTATCTTCTGGTGCTGTATCTCTAAGGCATTCAGGTGTTGAGGATATTGTCGGTGGTATGGTATCTGGTAACTCAGAGTCGGGCATTTCAGTTACGTATCAAACAAGTGATAATACTCTAGACTTCAATGTAAATGATCCTACTATTTCTTTAACAGGTGCAGTTACTGGTTCTGCAACTATGACAAACTTAGGTAATGTAAGTATTGCTACAACAGCTACTGCAGATCCTACCCTTACCTTAACGGGGGATGCTTCTGGTTCAGCTACTTTTACTAACTTAGGTAACGCTAGTCTTTCTGTAACTGTAGCCAATGATAGCCATACTCACGATGGTCGTTACTATACTGAAAGTGAATCAAATAGTTTATTCACTGCTTCTGCAGGGGATGTAATGACAGGTACGTTACGTTTTAACGATAACGTCTTAGCCACCTTTGGTTCATCTAATGACGCTGAGTTTTTCTGCAACGGCTCCCATATGTATATGGACTTAAATAGTGGTATTGGTAACTTCTACATTCGTGATGGTTCCACTACTAGATTTACTTTTGATGATGCAGGTCATTTCACTGCCTCTGGTGACGTTACTGCCTACTCAGACGCTAGACTTAAGGATAACATCGAAACCATTGGTGGGGCTTTAGATAAAGTTTCAGCAATGCGTGGTGTTACGTTTGATAAAGACGGACAGCGTAGTACAGGTGTTATTGCACAAGAGATGCAAGAAGTCATGCCAGAGGTTGTAATGCAAAACGATGAGTACCTATCTGTTGCTTATGGTAACTTAGTAGGTGTTCTTATTGAAGCTGTAAAAGAGTTAAAAGCAGAAGTAGAAGAGCTTAAGAAGGGTTAGTAATGACTATTACCTCTCTAGATAACTTTGGTCATTCAAGTGGTGCAATATCCATGAGTGAATTGCGTTCTTACTATGGTAGGTCAGGTGCAGTATCACTTAGTGGTAGTTTAAGTGGTAGCTCAAGCTCTGTTCCAAGTAACTTACCTAGCTCTGGTAGCACTATATCTATCTCTAACTTTCGCAGTAAGAATAGAATACTCAAGAAGAAAGGCGCTACACAAACAAAAACTAGTGGTTCTTCTTGGACACCCGCACAATCAGGTTGTGTAGAGTATAGCGTTTATGCTTTGGGTGGTGGTGGCTCTGGCGGCGGTCATTCTACTGATAGCGGTCGTGAAAAGGTTGCTTCTGGTGGCGGTGCAGGTGGTACAGCTAGACGTAGATACTCAGTGCAGGATCACAGTATAACTTCTGCCAGTATATCTATTGGTGCTGGCGCTGCGGGTGTTTCTTATCCTGTCAGCAGTGGTTACGCGATCTCAGGTAGAAGTGGTGGCAGTACAACGTTTAACCCTAATGGGTCTGGTCTCACTATAATTGCGTATGGCGGCTCAAGAGGATTTGCTGGAAGACAAACATCATCTATTGGAGAAGCATCTACTACCACCGACACTGGCTCTTGGGGTACTTGCTCTCGATCATTCGGCGGCAGCGCTATTGGGGGTGAAGGTAATTACACTGGTGGTTATGGCCCCGGTTTGTCTAAAGGCAGTGACCATTCTGGCGCAACAGGTGGCGGTAGCCCTAACTTAGGCTCTGGTGGTAAAAATGGTATCGAAGTTTCCCAGTCTGGGTACGCTTTAGGCTCTACAACAGCGGCACCTACAAAGCCTTCTGAGTGGGGTTCTAATGTTAGTGCTACTTTCAGAGGAGGTGCTGGGGTACAACACTCAAGCGGTTCTGCAGGTGCATCTAATGGTGGTGGTAACTACGGCGCTGGGTCAGGCGGCTCTGCGTCTGAGCGCGGAGTGGGATCTTCCGCAAACGGATCTAGCGGTGCTATATTTGTAACATACTACGAGATAAATGTATAATGGCTAAGCGTGGATTTTACTTTGATAGCGACAGTATCATTGAGAACATTGTTGTTTTTGATGACGATGAGGCTTTAACTTCAAGTCAAAAGTTTGAAGAAGATATATCAGGTGTAGCTGAGATAGGTAAGTACTTTGATGCTACTCAAAACTCAGTATACTTCCTTACTTCTCCTATAAATGGTTGGGTACTAAACACAACTACTTGGGAGTATGAGCCACCTACACCAAACCCATCAACGGAGTTAAACTTCTACGACTGGGATGAGTCTTCTGAGTCATGGTCTTTAACTGAGACAAGGAACACAGTTGATGAAGAATGGCAGGTCGTTTAATGGATACCTTGACCACAGAGAAACTTGAAGCTATGCTTGACAGGGCCGCTAAGAAGGGCGCTAAACAAGCTCTGTGTGACTTAGGGTTATCTGACATGGATGCAGCTAATGACATTAAAGAGTTGCGTAGTTTGTTAGACTCATGGCGAGATACTAAAAAGAGTATATGGAAGACACTAGTACAATTAGGAACAGTTGCAGTACTGACATTCATAGCTACTGCTGTATGGATGCAAGTAGGCAAATAAGGATAAGATAAATGGCAAAACGTTTCTTAGGATTTACACCAGAGCAGAGAGGCAAGATACTGCCTGAGTTAGCTGGTATGCAAGAAGATGAACAACGTAAAGTTATTGCATCTAATCCTGCCTATCAGCAGAAGCTTGGTAATGCTACAGAGCAAGCAATGCGTATACTCAACCCAGAGCCAGTGAAGGCTAATGAGGGTGTTTATGTTAGGGGTTATGCACAGGGTGGTCAAGCTAAACTAGACTCCGCACAAAAAAGATTGTCGGATGCGCAGACTGCACTACAGGCCGCTAGAGATGCACAGGCAGCTAATCCAGAAGATGAAGCTTTAGTAAAGAGAGTTAGTGAAAAAGAGGCAGCAGTAACTAGGGCGCAGGAAGCTCTTAATACCGCTCAGTCAAACTTTAAAACCACTGAAATAGACTCCGCTGCTGAGATGGTTAGCGACATACAGAAAGATCCTACATCTGGTGTTGTAGGTGCTGACGTAGAAAAGATTACTACTACTGATGAACAGCTTGTTAGTAAA